GCGGGAAGTGACGCTACCACTTGATTTGATACAGGACCAACAATGTTTGTAACCATACTACCAGAATAAATTGCATTATTAATAAATGCACTGGTACTTGCACTTACGTTACCTGTCGCCGTGATTGTTGTTGCACGGACAGTAGTAATATCTGCTTGTGACGCGCTAAGGTTTGTACCAACACTTAATCCATTAGTGATAGATACCGTAATACCGTTATCACTAATTTGTGAATCACCGATGTGTTCTGCATTAATTGACTTAGGAACAACATTGGTAGTTAGACTTGTTTCGTTTCCAATGTTGTTAAAAGTCTGTGGCCCCATTATCAATATGGATGATGTTGGGGTAGTTTGGTTTTGATGGATAAATATCCATTGGTCATTGGTTGAGTCAAAGAACAATGACCCACTGCGTTGTGGTGATGATCCTGAATCAATTACCGATAGTCCACCAAATCGTGTACTAGGAGTGAGTGTGTTAACGGTAATAACATTGGTACCGATATTTAACGTACTTTGTGAAATAAAACTAATAGAGGATGAACCCTGTACCACTAAGTTCTGACTAATAAACAACGAACCTGTAATGATTTGGTCTGCTCTAAATGTATTTGAACCTGTGGTTGCGTACGAACCAGTTACATTTTTTAGTGCGTTTATTTCTGCTTGTTGGTTTGCATCAACCGTGGATAGTGACGAACTAAATGTGGAATAACCAGTAGTTTGTGTGATATCAATTTGTGATGATGCGGTTACCCAACCAGGATATTGTGCTGAACTTGATACCGTTCCTGCTGGAATTGTTGCGTTTGTTGCAAACGAGGCTGTAACAGCAAATGATGCCGAAGTATTAGATAATGCGTTAAATTGTGTTGAACTACTAATAACACCACTTAACTTATTTTGAATGTTGTTATAATCAATTTGACTTGACGCAGTTACCCATCCAGGATATTGTGCGGATGATGATACTGTACCATCTGGTAAATACGCTTTAACTTGACCACTGCTTGAAGCAACACCCGCTAGTTGACTTTGTAATGCATAGGAACTGGTGCTCGCCATCAATGCACCAAGTTGTGCTTGTTGATTCTGGTCAACAGTTGCCAACGATTGACTAAATGTTGTATAACCCGTAGTTTGTGTTATATCAATTTGTACAGAGGAGGAAACTGTACCTGCCGCGGTGACACCAGTTAAACCAGATCCATCACCTCTAAATGATCCAGTAAATGAACCAGTGAATGGACTAGTTAGGCTATTAAACTGTGTTGAACTTGATACTGTTCCTGCGGGTAATAATGGTTGAACTTGTGTTGAGGATGATACTACACCACTGAGTTTATTTTGTATTGAATTGTAATCAATTTGCGAAGATGCCGATACTGTACCCAGTGGTAGTCCAGATGGCAGTACATAGGACGCACTTACTGCGGTACCAATTGAACCAGAGAACGATCCAGTAAGTGACGATGCAATGATATTATATCCTGTTGCGTCGATTGTACCACTAACCAGTAAGGATCCAGTGATTTTTGCCCCGCCAGATTGGGCGATAATACCTCGTCGTGCTACAAATTCATTTGCCATCGGGTTTCTCCAAAACGATGCGAAATATCTAATCTATAAATAGTTAAATATTATGATAAAAAGGGAAATAGTTTAAACAAACTCTGAACTGTCCACGGATATGATCCACTACCTAGACTCTCTACCCGTAGTTTAATATAACCATCACTTTGGACCAACGAAAACCGTATATCTGAGGTATCTCCAACATCCGTACTGGATATGTCTGTAACTGTCGTATTACTACCACTCCATCCTGCCAAAATAACACCTACACGAAGGCCACCAACACGGGAGGCGACATACTCAACCGTCGTGGCACAGAAGCTGCTAGTGGGGATGAAAGGTAGTACATATTCTGTTGCTCCGAAAATACCCGATGTAATTGATCCCGTAAAGACTAAGGATACAGCCCCCGCGATTAACTTATATTCATTGGATTCTACACGATTCGGAACGATAGTAGAACCACTAACATATGTTACTACTTGGGCAGAACTACTGACAGTTCCTGCGGGTACACTTGCTGCATTTGCCGCATAACTTGCCGTGGTTGCAAAAGATGCGGATGTCGCGTTGTCAATTGAACCACTAACTCCAAGTGCATAACTCGCTGTGTTTGCAAATAATGCAGATACCGCCAGCGACGGTAAAGACCCCGTTCGTTGAACTACTAACGAACTGGGTTGTACACTTACCTTATAATCAGGTGATGTTTCAATATTAACACTAATATTTGGTACATCTACTAAAACTTTATTAGCGTCACTATTTTCTCTGACTACAACTGTTATATCTGGTACACCTAAATTAATTGGACGTAATGATCCACTCATTAATTATCTCGTAGCTGTGGGGCGTACAGTCAATGCTCCTTCTAAGATTCTTCGTTTTATTGGAGTAACTGATCCGCTGACCATATTTACATCATACACGTATTTTCTCTGGGTCAATGCTAGCGTTTGGTCTGGTGTTAACTCTACCATAACCGACCCAGAATTAAATGGTGGTAGTTTTGTTATGGTAAATGTGGCAGCGACTTCATCCGTGGTGTAGTTTTCTCTAACTTGACCACTAAACGTATAATTTGTTATATTAAGTGGGATACTTCCACTATCGCTGATAATCGTTGCTGCGATACGAAATGTTTCACCTTGACCTACATTGAATTCGGTAAGTTCTGCCATAGCTTATACCCAAAAAAGAAAGTGTCCCACTGCCCAATTATACTCTATATAAGTATCAGACAGTGAGACACACCTTCTATTTTTAACTACTGATTAGTAGTTCAATACACAATAGTCTGGTTGAATTTCTAGTTCGATTGCCACATTGTCTGTGGTTTCCGCCCATTCCAAATCACCAAATGTTGCACGTGTAATTTGTGCACCCTTGATGATCCATTCTTCAACCTTATCACCTACTGGTCCAAGAACTTGAAGGGTTAAATCTTTCTTATAGAATTCCGCGTATCCATCACGACCTGTTACTGATTCGTGATGTAGACGAACCCATTCCATTACTGCTTGTGCGCCAGATGGAACTACTGGATCGTACAACGTAAGGGTCATTGGTTGCCATACAGAAATACCCTTGACAAAGCGAACGGTATTGATGTGTGGAACCTTAATCGTATCTTGACGAATTTCAGGACGGGTTACTTTCTTAACGATGTAAGCTGGGATTCCTTCAATTAACATTAAAAAGCGATTTTTAACCTTTGGTTCAAATGCCGTAAAAAATATTTCATTTTCGGCTACTATATTGTTTGCCATTCGTATCTCCTAACGGATTTAACTATAAATAGTCAGTTTGTTAAAAATATAACCTATTTTATTAAGCCCCAGGGAATGTAGCACCCGTTGGGAGAATGTTGAATTCGAGTTTGATGAATTCAGCAGTCTTTGTTGGTTGGAGATACAATTGACCAACCAAGATGTTACGGTCAATTACGTCTGGTGTATTATTGGTTTCGTCCATAATGACACGGAATGCGTATAGACCTGAACGTTCTTGGACGTTTGCCAAATATGGGTTGACGATGTTCAAGAAACGACGACGAGTTGATTCAACGTTTTGTTCAAATACGAGGAATCGTGCCGAACTTGCGATGAACTTCTTCACTGCGATTAATAAGCGACGAACGTTTACACGGTCAAGTGCTGATGAGCGACGTTGTAATGTCTTTTGACCCCATACACAAATACCTTGTCCTGGGAATTGTGCGATTGGGTTGACCTTACCATCATACAATTCATCACGTTGTACTTGACTTAAACGTAACTTAACACCTGCTGCTCCTGGGATTCCACCACGATTCAAACCTGCTGGTGCAAACCATTCTGCTGCTGTGTTGTCACTATATGCGTATACTTCTGGAAGTACTGCTGATGGTGGAACAAATGCGAATTTGTTTGTATTATCATCTAGTACTCGAATCCAAGGGTAGTATGCTGCTGCGTAGTTACTATCAAGTAATGCTGCTTGGTTGACTGCGGTTGTGATTGTTGAACTTGCTTGTGTCAAATCCATAATATAGAAACAATCACCACGTTGTTCACATACACTCAATGCGTAGTTAGCTACGTACGGGTGTAATTCATACACAACACCAGGAAGTACCAACAAGTTAATATCGTATGCATCAGGATTGCTAATTGCATCTAATGCTTTCTTATATGCTCGTGAACCTGCACTTGTTGCAGTTTGTAAGTTAAATCCTTGTGTGTTATTTGATGTAATACCGTCATACATGTTGATATAACGTGCTGGGTTATCACCATCAAATCCACCTTGAAGTGGTACAGTAAACTTCAAATATGCCGTAACTGATGGCGTTGTTAAGAAGTTTGCAACTGCTACAGCGTTTCCAGCATCATCATACAATTCATTTGCTGGAAGATTTTCAAGGTTAAATGCTGCACCGCGTGTTACTGAACCACTTGGAAGTGGTGCCAAGTAAGACATATTGGTGTTAGGTGTATCTGAGTATTGGAATCCGTAGAATTCATTTACATTGTATGTTGCTTGTGTACTGTATCCACGAGTACTTCCAGAAATCCAAGATGAACTAATAAATGTTGGAATTGGAAGAACTGATCCAGATGTTCCAATTGGTGAGTTCAATGATGCAAATCCGAATGGTAATGCATCTGTTGATACGTTATCAGCACCAGGTGCCATTTCAACACGAATAAATTGTGAGTTATTACGATAGTCACCTTCAAAATAACGTTCACCTGAACTATTTTCTACTGGTGCACTATTACCAATTCGTCGTGCGATATAATTTGGACTATTTGGGTCCATACTTAAATTATCATACTGTTCCAATACTGATGGTTGTGCATCTGTATCTGTGAAGTCACGTACTAATAATGTAAATGTACCATAGTCACCAGAAATTTGTGCTTTCTTAGGACCAACGATGGAAATCTTGACATCCTTGTTTGCTGCATTACCATCTGT